TGGAAAGCTCAATGTATGGTACATCTAGAATTAGCTATCAAGATTTAGGTAATGCTAGACTAGTAATTAAACATACACAAAATATTAATCCCGAATTAGCTGCAGGTCGTACAATGCACATTGAAAACATCTATGTTGAAAACGCAGAGGGCGAACGTTTCAGATATCCATACAAACATCTCAATGGTGCTCGCGCTCTTGCTGAGCATTTAAAACACGGCGGCAATCCGTATGACAGTATTGGTAAACATATTTCAAGTCTAAGTGAAGAACTGGCACAACTACGCAAGTTTAAGGGCTACGTAGGACGACAAGCACAATTATCAGAAGCTATGAGCGACATTACTTCAAAGGTAATGGAACGCATCGAACAAGTTAAAAAAGAAGTACAGATGTTGCAACGTCCCGCTTACTATGAGTCATTTGCTGAATCATTCGAAGATCAAGAAGAGCAAGCTATTCCGGAAGAAGTTATGAATGACTGGGTTGATCGATTAACAATCCGAACATTTAATGAAGAATTAAAAACAGCATTTCCATATATCTTCCGTCTAGTTGACGAATCAGAAATTCCAACTAAAGAACTTAATCCAGAAGATATGTTAAATGAATTACGCTCAGAAGAAAAAGATGAAGAGGGTAATGTTGTTAAATGGAAGGAAGAAGGCGAGTGGAAAAAGATTAAAGGTAAAGCTAAAGATCCGCGCGGCCAAGTAACACATGCTAGCGATAAAGCCCGTAAAGAAACGGAAAAAATGACCAAAGAAGAGATTGAATTAGAATCATTCTTTGATAAATTTATTAGTGAAGACGACGAGCAACAGCAAGGCCGTAATGAACTTCTTAACAAGAAAAATTATCTAAACGCACTTAACTCTTTAAAAGACAAATTAGGGCAGGGATTACTAAAATCTCCAGGGCCACGCGGTATTAATGCTGCACTAGAACTAAAAGGTATTTTAGATAGTGATAAGTTTGTTAATCAATATCTATCAACTTTATCAGACAATGACGATGTTGGCACTGCGATCAAACTATATCTTAACGATTTAGCGACCGGTGACGAACACGAGCCAATGAGCCCAGATGCTCAGGACGTGGCAAAACAAATACTTGATAGCGGTGAGCTAAACGATCTGTCTAGTGATGAACCAGCAGACAGTACACCAGCTCCAGCAGTTCCACCTGCACCGCCAGTTGCAGCTACTCCGCCTGTAGCACCAATTCCTCCAGAAGCCGGTATAGCTCCAGCAGACTTATCGGCAGAGTTACCACCGTTACCACCGACTGCTCCATCAACGCCTGCACCAGCAGCAGTTGCAGAGAGTAAGATTAAAGCAAAGATTATTAAGGCATTAGAGTGTGGTGCAACACACGATACTCCGTTAGATTTTGGTAGTCATGTTATAACAATCGGCGAAGCGATGAAACGATTTAAAATGCTTAAGACTGAATCAGATCCAGTTGACGAAATTTGGAAGACCGTTGAAGGTTTTTTTAATCCAGAAGATGATAATTTTACCATTGGTGGCGAACGTGCTAAGATCCGTGTAATACGTGATTTTAAAAATGGTGCATTTGATCATGTACACGCAAAACCTGAACATGTAAGAGCAGTATTAGAAAAGATCGATGAAATTGATCCTAGCACAGGTATTCCACATCATGATGAAAGTCATAGAATTCGTAAACTGGCCGGCATTAAGTCAGCAGAAATGGATGAGCAGCAACAGCAACAATTTGATTTGAACACATTAATGGCACAGCTACAGGCTCTACAAAACGATCCTAATGCACAACAACAAATGGGCAATCAAGTTAAACAAGTACTCGGTCAGCAGTTACAAAAAGTACAAAAGGACGTACCTAATCAAACAGTACAATTTCCAGGAGGATCAATGAATCCTGCAGAAATGATGAAAGGTATTCTAGGACAAATGGATCAAATAGGAAAATAATTATGACACGTCAAATTATCAACGAAAGCGAGTTAACAAACCTCGCACAAAAATTAAAGAGCTACACAGAAATTTTAGAAGCTGGTCCAATGACCCACATGGCACCAGGAACATCACCAGCTCGCCCGTCGACACAAGGTGATCGAGGCGTAGCTGCACATCAGTGGGATGCAAAATACGCTGCAACTAATAATCCCGATGGATCCCCTAAGACTACCACTGCATCAAAAACAACTAGTACAGCAGGCAATGCACAATCAAATTCTACAGTAACCGCATATCAGAACTGGTTAAATCAAAATGGTCAAAAGGTTGCAGTAGATGGACACTTTGGTGACGAAACTGATACAGCGGCTAAGGCACTGCTAGCTGATAAAGCAAAGATGGCAGATCCTAAAGTATTAGCAGCATGGAATGATTTCCAAGGCAAACTAAATGCTGGATTTAAAGATGGATCAATTACACGCTATCCAGGAAAAATGGGCTATGCTCAACCTGTACCGACTAAAACTGAACCAGCTAATAAAATGACACCAGACGAGCAAGCTGCTCGTGATAAGGCAGGTGATATGAGTGAACCCGATGCAGTTGTACCACAATCTGCACCCGTTGTGAATAATGGTCCATGGCCAGCGGGTAGCCCACAAGCCGACGCATATTCTAAACTAAGTCCGGAAGATCAAAAATGGATAGGTAGTGCTGATCCATTAGATCCATTTATTCTAGCTCGTGCTCCAAACAAAGGACAGCCAGCGACTCCTGCACAAAAAGAGTCTGTTGGGTACGATGAACTCCAAAGATTAACAAGTCTAGTGCATTATCGTTAATTGAGTAAAATACTCATATTTTCAGCAAGATTCTTCTTGCAAACATAAATAAAAGCGTATACAATAACATGTATGCGCTTTTTGTTTAGAGGGTTCTAAACAAATATAGGCAAATAAAAAGCAGTAACAAAGGCTAACAATAGGAGAATTATAATGGCATCTTTGGCAGAAATTCGTGCAAAATTAAAGGCAGCTGAATCAAAAGGTTCAGACAACAATAGAACAGGTGGTGATAATTCAATTTACCCATTCTGGAATCTCAAAGAAGGCGGTGAATCGGTTCTACGATTCTTACCAGACGGTAACGCCGACAATACTTTTTTCTGGGTTGAACGTGCAATGATTAAATTGCCATTCGCTGGAATTAAAGGTGAATCAGAATCAAAATCAATTACAGTACAAGTACCGTGCGTAGAAATGTATGGCGATACATGTCCTATCCTTTCAGAAGTGCGTGGTTGGTTTAAAGACCCAGCATTGGAAGATATGGGCCGTAAGTACTGGAAAAAACGCAGTTATATTTTCCAAGGTTTCGTTGTTGAAGACGGTCTTGCAGAAAAAGAAACTCCAGAAAATCCAATTCGTCGTTTCATTATTGGTCCTCAAATCTTTACAAGTATCCGTGCGGCACTTGTTGATCCAGAGTTGGAAGATTTGCCAACTGACTACGTGCATGGCTTAGACTATCGCATGAAGAAAGGTAGCAAGGGTGGATATGCTGACTACTCAACATCAAGCTGGGCACGTCGTGAGCGTCCATTGAGCGATATCGAACAAGCGGCTATCGACACACATGGCTTGTTTAATTTATCAGACTTCCTGCCTAAGAAACCAGGCGAAGTTGAATTGAAAGTTATGAAAGAAATGTTTGAAGCGTCAGTTGACGGTGAGCCATATGATATGGATCGGTGGGGTCAATACTTCAAACCAGCTGGAATGAGTCAGAATACTGGAGATCCAAATAAAGCAGTAAAAGCTACACCATCAGTATCAAGTGATGATACCGTTGATGAAGAAGAGGCTGCTCCAGCACCAAAGACAGTAGCACCTACTCCTAAGACAGAGTCAGCTACAGAATCTAGCACAGGCGGTGATCGTGCTCAAGATATCTTGGCAATGATTCGCAATCGTCAAAAAGCGTAATGTAAAGGGCTTCGGCCCTTTACCAATCATTTAGGAGAATAACTATGGCTACAAAAGCCTTCGATTTATCAAAATTTAGAAAGACCTTGACCAAGTCAATTGACGGTCTGGGTGTTGGATTCAATGATCCAACAGATTGGATCAGTACAGGTAATTTTGCCTTAAACTATCTAATCAGTGGTGACTTTAACAAAGGTGTACCGTTGGGCAAAGTTACTGTGTTTGCTGGAGAATCAGGTGCAGGTAAAAGTTTTATCTGCTCCGGTAATTTGGTACGCAACGCACAAGAACAAGGCATTTATGTTATCTTGATCGATAGCGAAAACGCACTTGATGAAAAATGGCTACACGATCTAGGTGTAGATACAAGCGAAGAAAAACTTCTTAAACT